TCTAGAAGTTTCAGAAGAGTTGCGTATACGGACGCCTTTAAAGCACTCTATCGAAAACGAAAAGAAACGATTGAACGTTGTTTTGCAGATGCTAAAGAAAAGCATGGGATGCGTTTTACCACGTATCGAGGGCTTCGAAAAGTGACCCTCCAAGCCATGCTTACTTTTGCTGCTATGAATCTAAAAAAAACTAGCCTTATGGTCTTGGAAAAGCCACGCTTTTCTATCCTATTTTGAGCTTTCCATAAAAAAACGCCCTTTTCTCCATTTTGAAAAGGGCGTTTTTCTTCAGTCTGAAATCGCCTTGTTGGCGCTTTTTTATTCATCAAAATATACAATCATATAGTTCCGTCCGCGTTCCTGGTCATACCCTTGAACAAAATCATCTTCATTTAAGTTTTCCAAATCTTTAATCGTAAGCGTCATATTTCGCCCTAACTTAAGTGTCTTTCTTACTTTTTTTAGAAAGCTTTTCTGCTTTCTCTTCATCCACCTGAAATTCTTTTGGCATTCTAAAATTATTTTCTTGTTCAAAATTCTCGACAATCGTTTTAAATTCCGCTTGTTGTACTGGATTTTCAATCGTTTTTTCTGTAAAAACATCCACATCCAGCATTTCTGATGATTGCATATACTCACTTGTTGCCTTTACAAAACTCGCTTTTTCCATGAGAGAATCTTCTTTTTGCTTAATATAATCCGTGCAAATATGGACAAAACTTTCTGTATAAAATTTCTCATCTGCCGTTTTCTCAATCGCTAAAAAGCGGTCTTTCCAGTATATCGAATCATTTTTTGAAAGTCGGCTCAAAACTAGTACTTTAAACCCCTCTTCACGTGCATCATTAAATATAAAACATCCTTTATCAAGATCCGTTCCTGTAACACCCGTATCATAGCTAATCGTAAAATTATTTCCGCTAAAATCATTTTTGACATAAACTTCTTTATTCTCTACTTTAAAAATACCAATGGCATTCGTGAAATTTCCATCCACAACGCAGCCTTCCAATTCAAAAATCCACACATCTCCACTTTTAATATTAGGATGCGTCGATTCACTATATAAATGCTTTACAATGGACTCCGTATCTTCTAAAAAATGCGTATTATCCGTAAAAATATTATTGGAATACGTATATACTTCATTAAAATCTAAACTTGTTTCATGTGTAAAATGAAAAAAAATCATCATCTTGAAAACCATCACAAAAAATTGAGATAAGCGTTCGATTTAAATCCTCTGAAATATCCGTTAAGCCGTTTTTCGCCACCTCATAGCCTTCTTCTTGCGCTTTATTCCCAACAAAATGCACAACAAGTTGCTTTACTTTTGCATATGTAAAATCCACCATTTTATTCACACTCCAATCTTTCCCATTATTAGCATACCTGACAATCTAAAAATTTGCTATACTAAACTAAAAAAGGAGTTTTTAAAATGGCTTCAAAAGCATTTATTGATAGTGTTTATTCCGTTATAAAACGCATCCCAAAAGGAAAAGTCACCACCTATGGCCAAATCGCCTATATGATTCAGCATCCTCAAAATGCCCGTCTTGTTGGTAATGTTTTAAAGCACACAGACCGCACATTAAATTTGCCTTGCCACCGTGTTGTAAATTCAGCAGGGCGAACAGTCCCTGGATGGCCAGAACAAATCACACTACTCCAACAAGAACAGGTCCCCTTTAAAAAAAAACGGTTGTGTCGACTTAAAACAATCTTTTTGGCAAGGCTAGAAATGCTTCTCAAGCTCAACTAAAACACCTGATTCATTGTTCGATTTTGCAACAAAACGAGCTGCTTTTTTAACATAATCCGGTGCGTTTTCCATCGCAAATCCAAAGCCGGCTAATTTCAGCATCTCCAAATCATTTCCACCGTCACCAAACGTCATCACTTCGTCCGCCTGAATTCCCCATTTTTCCATCAAAAGTTTTATGGCATGCCCTTTATGATTTCCTGGCTTAATCAAATCGATGCTACCATGCCCGCTACTAACAGGTGTCGCCATATGGCTAATTGCCCCACTTAACTCATCCAGTAAACGATAGGTTTCCTCCTCCTTGCAGGACAAAGCAAATTTAAATATCATATCATCAATCTCCGCAAAGTCCTCCACTTTTATTAATACAGGACAATACATCGCAATAGAATCACAAAATTCATCTGAAACAGTACGAAGAACATAGGCCCCTTTTTTTTCCGCACACTACTGTTTCAAAATCCGTATTCTCACGCAAAATGTTCGTAATTTCCACAAAATCTTCTTTTTTCAAAAAACACCAGCAAAAATATCTTCATTTCCCTTACAAACATACGCCCCATTATCAGACACAAAAGTAATCTCCTCTTTTATCTCTTCAAAAAAAGGAGCCAATTGAACATACTGGTTACCACTAGCCACAACAAACTCCGCGCCTGATTCCCTCATCCGTTCAAAAATCCCTAAAAATCTTTTCTTATCATATTTTTTCTGATCATCCAAAAAAGTCCCATCCATATCTACCGCTACTAATTTAATCATTCAAACACTCCTCTCCCACTTACTATATCAAATGAAATGCATTTCATGTCAATCTTTTTAATTATAAAACGAGAAATTGAAAAACAAAAGGAGTTGTGGAAAATTCCACAACTCCTTTTACTACATCTATACTTTATTCTAAAATTCAATTTAAATAGTATATAACTTATTTTACTTGGCTTTCAATAGTTGTAGGTGTTAGCCCCGAATCATTCACCTGACGAATTTCATAAACCTTTCCTTCTTCATTAAGTGAGAAAAATTCGACTGAATTATAGCTAAATTTTTTGTTTGTTTGACTCGCGGTTGTTCCATCTGGAAATGTTAATTCCCCCGTTAAAGTACCAGATAAAGTATACCTACTAATAGCAACATTTTCATCCGCATAAAGCTCTTTATCATCAATCATAGCATCTTCTGAAAATGCAATTATGGATTGAAGGGCTTGTACAAAATCATCTGCTCCCTCAACCACTTGTCCATTCTTGTAAAACTTTATATCTGGAGTAATTAAATCGTACTGCTTCTCAAATTCACGATTATTTAAATTTGTATGAAATTGATGTGGCACCATTCTTTTTTCTTCTAATTGTTAATGGCTCTTTCATTATAAAACACTCCTCTTCCAATAAATTAATTACTCATTTAACATAGCACAACTAATCTGTAATATCTGTATACAAACCATGTAATTTAGAAATTTTTATTATGATTATCTGTCTTTTTTAACCCAGAGTGAAAAAAAAGACATAAAAAGAAATAGCTCTTTTTTTAAATTTATCCCCAGCTATAACCACGAAAAAAAGCTGTACCAGTAAAGGTACAGCTTCTTTCAGCGCAATCAAAAGGAGAAATTCACACAATCAAATACTGTAAAATATATTACTATAACGTACAATATGGTATGTAGACCCTCATTATAACCAAACTGCATTCATAGACTGCAACAATATCTTACTATGTTTTATTGTTGGAATGAGGATGTTTCAAAGGATGGATTTTCACAAACTTTTTCATTAAAAATTGATGAGTTAGCTCCCAACCAACTCATCAATTTTATCTTCCGTAACAATAGAAATCAAACCATTTTGTATGCCCATTTCTAACAAGCCCCGAATTTCATCGTTATAAGCGCTTAAATCTACTTCTATCATTACTGAAATTTTAACTAGAGAAACATGTTCTGCATAAAACAAAAGCGATCGTAGCATATGAGTTGACTGCGTAGCAGTAGATATATATTTTATTCCAACTCGCTCTTCATTTCTTGTTAAAGAATAGTCAAAAATAAATGAATCATTATAAGCGCCACTCAGTTTCTTATTCTTTCTGTAATTGCAACTATTCTCTTTCAAAAATGATTCTATAAAATTCATTTTTTGCCGTTTCGATAATCGTTCGCTCTTAGGAACTGCTTTTCCCAAGAAATACTTGTAAGCATCATTAATAAACTCTTTATAGTTGGAAATACGCTCAGTTTTTATTGAGCTAAAGTAAAACTCATTCACAAAAAACTTAGTGTAATCTTTCAAATAAGTATAATCACTAAATAGAGAACCAGAAATCCAATCATCTTTAATCTCTTCTATAGAGTTAATTGTAAACTCTGGATCAAGTTCATCATCAAAAGCCCATAATCTTTTATAGTTCTTCATTGTTACAAAATCTCTTTCATCGGTTTCCATATTATGAAAGGCAATACCGATATTAATACTTTCTCCCGAATAAAGATCAGGTCTGTACCGTAGAATTGAATATTGGATTCTCATAACTGGTCACCTCCTACAAAATACCTGTTTTGCATATTCTTCTATATGCTCTAAGTCTTCTATTCGCCTAGCTATGAATTGTATAAACAATTCAATATCTTCATCTGATATTTTATCTAATAAAGGCGCTGGCATTTCATTAACTATTTTACTTAAATCAGTTTGTGCTAACACTTTTTTTAAAAATAGGAAATACAACCCTCTATATTCTCTGCTCTGAATGTTTTAGCTTCTTTGATATCTTGATGAATTCGCTGCGTATGTATGCGCTCTAAGTCAATTTCTTCTCGCGGTTCCTTGACATATCTACTTAATTGCCCTTGATCCCAGATAGCTTGAAGCTCAAAAGCATGTGTGTAATCAATTGGATACATTGTTAAATTCTGATTCTTAGGTTTTCGTAAAAGCAAATTCCCAGGGTTCCTATCTATATTACATATCAGCAAATCAAATAAAAGAATTCCTAATAAATCAGATTCCTCTGCACCTGAAAGCTGTTTCACCCCACGCAACAGCACTGTCTTCTCAATATAAGTGGTAAAAAAGCATAAGCATCCAGGTATAAAATATTTCTTTTTTCTTTCATCGTCAAATAGCGTTTTGTGACTAATCAAAGCAAAACCAAAATCTGGCGTATTTAATCCAAGTATTTTTGCTAAACTGTAACCAAAGTACTCATTAAATAAAACCAAGTGTTTTTCTGGATTATTGATACCTTTTATAACACAAAGTTTTTCATCAATCACACCATAGTGCGGTTTCGTTGTTCCATTTCCTACACTATTTCGAACATTTGTCACTTCTAATAAAGCATTTGCTGTAGTTATTTCCCCCATTGTATCATTCCCGTTCGTCAGTATCTCCCGAAAATTTTCTATAAAAATAGCTCGGTGCTATATCAGCTTCCCGAACTTCATTAAGTTTAACTATATGATATCTTATTAACCATCACATTGTCAACAAAGGTATGGCTAATTATATTACCATAAATTATGCTATTTGACAATCATTGATTAACTATATGTAGTATGTAATATGACTGTTCATTACACAATAATTACAAAATATAGTAATACATAGCTCTATATTTTCTCGAAACAACTTTAAATCTTCTTGTATGCAGGTGTGATGCCTTTTGACCTTACTAAATTCAGCGAAACATTACAATTAAATTACATTTTTCGGCATCCTTGATTTTCGTTACTACGCATAGTATAATATGAACAAAGAAAGGAGGTTAGGAAATGTGGTAAGTATAAAAAGAACTGAAAAAATAGAAGTCAGACTGACAATCAACCTTCTAATTTTCCAGTTCACGTTTATAAGAACATGGGAGCGCTAAGCTCCTGTGTTTCTAAAATAATTATACCACATTTATGCGATATGAAAAAGATAACTATTTTTGAGTATGATAAAAATGTAGATGGGCGACCAAAAACAAATGCTAAACTTATTTTCTCGCCTTTTTGGTTACTTGTGGTCGTATGTATTACCTTTCTGGCAGTCCTATTTTGGAGGTCTTAAAATGGAAAAGAATTCTCAAACAGAAGCAAATAAAAAATGGCAAGATAAAAATAAACAACGTGCTAAATATTTAAGTGATCGCTCCCGCTCTCGCTCATTCATTCGTAACCAGTCAACTCTTGAAGATTTAGAGGAGTTAGAGCAAATTATAAGCGAACGACGTAACGCATTAAAAAACGCCCCCAGCGATATCTGAGGGCGTTTTTTTTATAATGATTCAGAATAACATAGCTCTAAAACAAAGTAAGTCAGTCCCAGAAAAACTAGACAAACAAATTTACATTTCATAATACGTAGATTAAAACCATGAAACAAAATAAAATCGTGAGCCTGTTGACGGCATTTACATTTCACAATACATAGATTAAAACGATTCATAATAGCATCCTACAGCTTGTTTTTTCAAAATTTACATTTCACAATACATAGATTAAAACCGTGGAGTATCATTAAACCCAGCCAAATTTACTTCATTTACATTTCACAATACATAGATTAAAACGCCGCAAGTGGCTATTATCCTAAAGACGAAAAAGTAATTTACATTTCACAATACATAGATTAAAACCTTACTGCTTGTCAGTATCCTTTTTGTGGACAAGAATTTACATTTCACAATACATAGATTAAAACTAATAAACCCAATCAACTACTTACGAATAATACTTCATTTACATTTCACAATACATAGATTAAAACAATGATTTCTTTAAATTGAACATCGCCTTGTTGTTGATTTACATTTCACAATACATAGATTAAAACTGAAACGGAATTCCTTAGCCGCCGTGAACGCAATATTTACATTTCACAATACATAGATTAAAACTATGTTTTATCCTTGGTAGGAAAGCAGAAGATGTTTTATTTACATTTCACAATACATAGATTAAAACGTGTTTCTCAAAAACGAAGACACTACGGTATTGGAATTTACATTTCACAATACATAGATTAAAACGCTTCAGCTAAAAATAGCCATGCCCTTGACCTGAATTTACATTTCACAATACATAGATTAAAACAGGGATTAAATCGCATAATTGGATTCGTGAAAATTTATTTACATTTCACAATACATAGATTAAAACTGATAGCATTCTATTTATTGATTACGCTACAAAAATTTACATTTCACAATACATAGATTAAAACTCATTTGCGAAAAGAAACTATTTGAAATTAAAGAATTTACATTTCACAATACATAGATTAAAACAAATAGCGTTTTATCATTTCTTCATCATCTAAAAATTTACATTTCACAATACATAGATTAAAACAGGTGCCTTATTCAGCTCTACTCCTATCATAGCTCAAAAGGTCATTCCTGTCGACCCTTAATTTTTCTTAGTTTTTTTTAAATTTTTTTTTGACATTCCAACTGGTCTGAAAGAGAATTTCTCCTTCTGCTGCAACGGCTAACGAAAATCTGTCGACCTCCTGGTATTTTCACCTTATCTCTGGTCGACAGATAGTAATTTTTCCTCTTTTTAAGATACTACAATAAATTTTGGAATAAATTTTTATTTCAGTGTATATTGCGCTGCATAATACCATCCACTAGCTGGGTACCACAATTCTAAATATCCTTTTCCGTGATCATACCAAGATAATACCTGCCCAACATGATACCATTTAATTTTCCCGCCTCGTAATTCCGAATTGTTCCATACGGGTATAATCAATTGACTTTTTGGCTTCACCTGTACCGGTATACGTCCCTTGTTGTCTTTCTTTCCAGTAACTTTCACAAAACTTTTATAAACATACAACAGCTTGTTATTAATATATGTTTTATACCAATATTCGGAATGCTCATATACCTTAAATTTCGTCCCAGCCTTATACATTCGATACGGTTTTGATTTAAAATCCATTTTTGGTAAAAGCGGAATCCCATTAACGATATGCCCAGAGTGCTGATATGGATTCACTACCACTTCGCAATTTCTATCACTTGGCATCTTCTCGCCGCCTGCAGCGTCATATAGTTCAAAATGTGGCTTATCAACAAATCCTTTCCAGTCTCCCCCCCCACTCTAAAACCCTCCTCTTTCATAGCATGAATAACGGAGCTAGGCGGATTCCATGCAGCCACGTTTTTGCCGTTACTCGAATAAATAAACAAGTCTACCGCACATCCAAAGTTGTGATTAGACTGTCCGCCCTTGGCATTCGTGACAATAGCCCCTTTTTTTTGATCGACCTTGTGCATATAAGGCATTTTGTTCAGCTTTACTCCTGTAACCTTGCGCAATTCCAACATAAATTCCTTGTGCATGCATTTTCTTGATCACGTTTCTTGTTTTAGAAGCCGTGTCAAGGCGCATGCCCTTCACGTTTAATCGTTTATTTGCATTTTTGATGAGCCAATCTAAAGACACTGTCATTATTTACTCACCTTCCCTTTCTCTAATTTAAGAATTTCATCTGCTTTTTTCGCCGCTTTCGTAAAGCTGTTATTCTTCCACCATGCCCAGACGCTCGCAACTACAGTAAACAATAATGTCAAGGCATTTGCTAAGTCAGCTTCGTTTACAGCTAAGTTAATAACCCCAATACCAAACATCGCAAGCACTTGGTTAGCTAGTGCAACAAATAAAACGAGAGTCCGCGCAACTACGAGACCCATTCCGGACAAATTTCCCATATAAAATCACTCCTTATTTTTTAACTCTCTTATGTCTTCTTCAACAAAATCCAGACGAGTTTCAACTTTATCAAGTCTTGAGTTAGACCTGTTTACTCGATTATGGATTTCTTGCCGCGAACTTGCGGAACTTTTCTCATTGTCACTAACTCGTGTATCTATGTTTTCTATCGCTTCGGATAGCCTATGAAGTTCCACTACAATTGGATTCACTACCACTTTCTTCAACAATGTAAAAACAGTGGTTAGAATAGTTCCAATGAGACCAATTATGCCAAACCACTCAGCTAGAGATATACCGAGAATCACAACACCTAACACCATATGATCCATTTCCTTCACCTTCTCAAGACCAAAATAAAAAAGCTTATCCAGCTTCGTTTTTACTGCTTACGATTTCATCTGCCTGCTCTGTTGTAATCTTTTTCAACTGTACGAATCGTAGAACATTTTCATATGAATAATATCCAGCTTTGTAATAATTTTTGATTACTTCATACCAGTTCACAGCGCACCTCCTTCCGCTAAAGCTAAAATAAGCGCAGCTTCTCGTTTTTGAGCATCTGCCATAGTTACTTCTAGCTCTGCTGTCATCAATAACAAATCTGCATTTTCTTGTTGCAATCGCTCCACATCCGATGGTGGTGTATTCTGCATATTCTCGCGCTCTTTTTCTAGCTGCTCCTTGTCCAAGATAGCCACTCCATCAATGACCTTTACATAACCAATTTGAGTAAATAGATCCTCTGGTGCTTGCACTTCTATACAGCCATCATGATAAACGGTTGTCCAATGATTAATGAATCCATTTCCATCGACAGTAACAAAATATTTCTTCAATATTATCCCACCCCCCAGAATTCGCGCAGACAATAGCTTCTGAAATTGATTCCATCAAGCGTTTGAACATTTTGTGCATTACCTGAAATTCGCTCTAAGCCAATATAAACATATTTATAAGCTGTTTTAGTTGTTCCTGTAACTGGTATGGGAACGGCATGCCCCTGACCGCTCATAAGTTCAATTTGCTTAACTAACACTGGATAGGCTGCCCAGCCCCAGTTGTCTGCACCCGTCCCAACAGTATAATGCGAGAAAAACAGGATGCCCAGTTGGTAGTTATTCGCAAGTAAATTGGGAAATGAAATGGATTGCCCTTCATCCATGTATGACGAACCGTTAAAGAAGCGAGTTGCTCGCATGCTTTTCCCAAGCAAGTCAACAAGTCCAGAACCTTCATTTGCAACGCCAACACCTTTTTCATAAATAATCACTTGCTTATTAACAGTGCCTACCTTCCCTGCGGTGATGACATTCACACTTTTTAAAACACATGCGTATGCTCCAGATGCAGTTGAAAAGGTTGTTTCGACAACGATGTACTTATTACTAGTTAAGTCAAATGATTCATCTGATAAGACGCGTACGCAAAGACCACCTATGAATATTGTAGATCCTGATTTGACAGTAAAAGTATTCGTTGAACCCACCTGTGAAATTGTTCCAAAAAAGCCATTACCACTTATTTTTGAAATAATCGCGCCTATTTCTGCTCTGGTATCTTCACCTTCAATATAGGCATCCCCATCGAAATTAAATGTTTTTAATGCCACTATTTGTATCCCCCTTCCTTTAGCTCTTTAATTTTTTGTGTTAACGCATTTTTATTAATGCCTGTTGAAAGCTCATAACCATCTTTTCGAATGCCATTTTTATATTCAATGGTATAAAAAGTAATTAAATCTTTTACCGCTTCATTCTTGTCAGATGTAAAAGTTACGTAATCCCCTAGATCATAATCCACTAAGAACTTAGCAACATTGTTATTTAACGTTTTTAGCTGTATGAAATATTCAAATTCAAGCTCTTTAAACTTTGTCAATGTGCGTTCTTTTAGTTCGCTGCTAGTGATGTTTTCCCTGAGGTCGTAAATGTAACAGTGTGGGTAATCATCACCCTTCTTCGCATCGTGGAAATAATAGTCCCTATTGTCATCTTCCCCAGAACCGAGCCCTAGTATTTGATTATATTTATTCTTTACACTTTTTGTCTTTTCAACTTGTTCGTGTGTGATGTTTGAAAGCAATACAACGCTATGGCTTAGGTCTCTAAGGTATTTAATTTTCACTATAATCCTTTTCTTTGACACGATATATATTTGATATAACATATCGTTGTTCACATTATTTAAGCGCAAAAATTCATGGGCTGTTTTTAATCTTGGCGAAAATGAAAAGGTAGTCCTGTTTTCATCGGCTTCTAAAATGACTGTTGCAAGGGGAAAGGCTTTTGAAATAATACTTTTAATAACATCAACTGAATTGCCAGAGATGTTCACGGCACTTACAAGGGAGCGCTTGTATAAATAGTTTACTTGCATACCGTCTAGCAAGTATCTCAAATCATACCCTTCTACTTTTACAACGTTGCCAGATGGAACTGCTTGAACGATAATACCAGAAAAAATAGGCTGCTTGTTTTCAATGATGGTTATAAAGTCATCTGTTTCAATATCTTGCGAAGTCGTTGTAAATTGGAATGTTTGCCAGTCCCAAATATGAATAGGCAATGTAGCTTCACTAAAAGGAATAATTGACTTTTGGTTAAGCTGTTTATCAAAGACAATAAGAAAATTCATGGGACGCTCACCCAGCTTTCATAAATAAGCAATTCAATTTCGCCACGCAGATTCTCACTGTTTACTTTGATGGTGTATTGATCATTTGGCATTAAATCAAAAAAAGGCACATCACCAACAAACAAATCAAAATCTTTAATAGCGTTGACATTGTTTTTTTTAACAGATAGAGAAAAATTATCAATCGTCAATGTTTCGCCTGAAAAAACTAAACCATCGTATTTGATGCGCTTAATAAACGTTCCAGCAGTGTTTTTTATTTCCAGTGTGAAAGCAGATACCTCACCTTGAACATTTACAATTAATTTTGCTAAATCGTTACCACCAATATTTTTTATAGAGCCAGTTCCAGCAATGTATACTTCCCCATGCGTCCATGGGTGCTTGTAAGGATGCATATGTGATTCGTCTGTCCCTTCAAGCGAAAATTTCACTGTCTGGGGCGTTGTCGCTAACCAAGTTTTTGAAAGCCTGCTGAAAGAAATGTCCACTGAAAGAACTCTTAAAACCTCGTCCATCTCTTCTATTTCTCCGAAGTTAAAATCGGAAACGAGCACTGGACAATATACCTCTACTCCTGTTGCATTTTTATAGATGAGCTTACCACTGACTTCTGAATTGGTCGCTTTTCTGACCAGTTGATCATAATTTAATATGGTGGCGATCTCTTCTTGCTGTGTATAAATTGACGCATTGTCATTCACTGAACTATGGATTTCAAGAACGCCAGAGATATTTTGGTGATTCAAAGAAGTACTATCCACTTCTAGCCTATCTGTATAGTTTGATTGGCTAATTTCATTTGTATATGAAAAACCAGCATTTTTTAATTCATACAGAAAATGTGAAGCAGGGATGGTTAAATCAACTTGTTTTCCGCCTGAATTTTCATATTTCAGTGTTCTAAAAGTCATTTAAACCAATCCCCCTAATATATCATTTACTTCTTCTGCAATTTTTTCCACATCTGCTGCTTCTCGAACTGTGCCAGAGATATTGAATATAGCGTTAATATTCGTTTCATTCGAGTTTTTTTCATTCACCATACGCTCCATATCAGCAAACATGGAGCCCTCACTTTGAGCATTTTTCAGCCTAGCGATAATTTCAGCTATCTTAGTAGCAAATGGTATCATGTGACGACCAGATAACGGAATGGCAGCTTCTTTAACACCAGGGTCTTCCCCTAACCCAATGATGCTAGCGCCATCGAAGACACCACCTTTTTTATGCCACTTCACGCCGAGCGTGGGAACACTTGGTGGGTTTAAACTGAATTTACCTTTCATCTCAAACTTAGGCATTTTAGGTAATTTGATTTCAGGGAGTTTTAATTTTATTCCACTGAAAAAACCTTTTATAGCATCAATAGCTCTTTTAACAGCATTCTTAGCTGCCTCAATAGGTGTCATGATTGCTGACTTTATACCGTTCCAAACACTCGATGTGGTGCTTTTAATACTATTCCACACACTGGAAATAGTACTTCGAACAGCGTTGATAGAGCTAGAAACAAATGATTTGATGCCATTCCACACAGAAGAAATAACACTTTTAATGCTGTTCCATACACTTGATGTAATAGCTTTAATTACGTTCCATGCAACAGATATGATTGCCTTAGTTGCATTTACCTTTCCAGCTATAAAACTATAAATACCATTCCAAATACCAACAAAGAAGCTTTTTATTGAATTCCAAACTGCTATGGTTGTTCCTCTGATACTGTTCCATATAACGGAGAATATTGTTATTAAGCCACGCCAAATAGCTTGACCTGTTGAAACAACACCGCGCCAGATAGCCAACACTATAGTTTTAATTGTATTCCAAACTGTTGTAAATACTGTTTGAAGTGTAATGAAAAGTGCTTGAAAAAATATTATTAATGGTGTGAAAACAATACGCGCGAAACTGACAATGGTACTCCATACCGTTGCCAAAAATGTTGAAATAGCTGTCCATACTGTGAGAGCCACGTTTTGTATCGCATTCCAAACCGTTGCAAAAATAAGCTGCACGGTATTCCATATAGTCCGAAACAACACAACCAAAGGATAAAATATAATTTGAGCAAAGGTAACAATATAGTTCCATGCTGTTGAAATGAAACTTGAAATAGCATTCCAAGCTGTTGTGAAAATGGTTTTAATTCCTTCCCATAGAAACGCGAAAAAGCTTGACAAAGCTTGCCAAACGATTTTTGCAGCAGCAATAAAAATATTCCATTGCGCAATAATAAGAGAAGAAATAATCGTCCATATACCTAGCACAATTGATTTAATTAATAAGAACACGAACTGAAATACATTAACTAACACTTGCCAAACACTCGATGCAGCTGAAACAATAGACTGCCAAACATTAACTATCCAGCTTGCGAAAGGCTCCCATATATTTAACGCAACAGACACAACGGAATTCCACAAACTGACAATCCAATTTTTAAAAGATTGCCAGATATTAGAAGCTGTTGATTTTATCCCTTCCCATAATTCTTTAAAATAATTGCCAACTGCACCCCATGCCTGAGATGCTATTTTAGCGATACTAGACCATAAATTACCTAGCCATTTAACAAACTTACTCCATACATCGCTGAGCCAGTCAGTTACAGCGCCCCAATTCTTAATTAATAAGATAATCCCCGTTATCGCTAACGCTATTCCGACCACAATCGCAATAATAGGTAGTAAAATGGTGTACAATGAACTGACTGCCACTACCAGAGAGGCTATAATTGGTGTTAAAATAGCGAATACAGCTATTATAGCTGTAAATACAGTAATCGCCATTCTAGCTGGTTTAGGTAGTTTCCCAAAAGCGTTTGAAATCTTGCTAATCATTTCAACGATGGGTGTCATAGCATCCATAATATCCTGCCCTATTGGAATTAATGCTGTTTTTAATTTCTCAATGCTTGCAGCCCATTCCTGCTTCGCACTCTTCTTATTTAGCTCATCTGACTTACCTTGAACGTCCTCATATGCTTTAGATACATTTGACATTGATTCAATAACTTTTGTTCCTGCATCCTCACCCAATGAGCCAAAAATTTGTGATATGGCAGCAGCTTTTTCTTGTTCGCTGGACATATTAGAAATTTCTTTTCCTAATATTTGAAAAAGCTCTTGGTTTGTTCCGCCATCTTTTTTCCAAGTAGCAAATAATTTTTTGAAATTACCGCCCATCTCGCCAACCGCTTTTTCAATGCTACCATCAGCAACACGAACACCAAACTCTTTAACCAAATCATTCACTTTGTCTAAGTTATAAGCGCCACCTTTTAGCCCTGCATCTAGTATGGCGAACATATCCGAAGCACTGTAACCATTCTCCTGAAAAAGCGTGGCGTACTCCGCCAAGTTGTCCCCTAACTCATCAGTCGCGTTTAAGCCATTCTGAGCGCCTGCCGTCATCAAATCGAATGCCTGTTCAGCATCGATATTGTAAGCATTCATAAGAGCGTTCGCCCCCCGAATACTCTCGTTAATATCTGTATCAAATATACGAGCAAAGTTTAATGCTTTTTTAGAAACAAGCTCCACAGCTCCATCGCTTGCCATTTGACCCATATTATTACGAACTTTAACAATTGCATCTGACGCCTCGTCATAGCTCCCAGCAACGCCATCTTTTACCAAATTAGAAATACTCTGTTTGGTTCTTTCGGCTTCCTTGCCTGTCAGCCCTAGGGCAATATTCGTGCGATTAGCAGCATCATCTAAATCCAGTGCAGATTCAAATGCGCCCCTTCCTATTTCAATAACCTTTTCACCAACATCAGCGAGAATCTCCGCAGCATGCAAAAAATTCCCAGCGCTAACCTTCTTGCCTAACTCTTCCATGGCATCTGCTGAACCTTCGCTGCCAGTTTTCAGATTCTGTAACTCGTTGTCCATTTTAGAGATGGAAGCTTTAGCATTGTTTAATTTAGCTGCCATCTGATTAGCTTCAACAGAGTTCTTACCATACGCATTCTCAGTTAGTTTCAATTGCTGCTCTAAGTTGTTAATGACACGCTTAGTGTTTTCTGTTTGCTGTTCAGTGTGCTTTTGAGCAAGCGCAAATTTTTCTGCTTCAGTTGCTGTACTTCCTAGTGCAGCTTTTTGCATGTCATACTCGCTTGTTAGGCGATCACTGGCAGATTTTAACTGATCTTGTTCAGCTTTCAGTTTGGACATCTTTTGTTGAAACTGAGCTGTCTCGCTTGATGCCTCACTTTCAGCTTGCTTTAATTGTTGCAATTTATCTTCTACAGCTCCAGTTTGGTTAGCCACTTTCTGTTCTGCAATTTGAAAGTCAAGCAACTTTTTTTTGAAGCGTGTTAACTTCTGTTGAATTTTCGCCATACATCGTTTTTGCTTCGGATAGTTGTTTTTCAGCCAACGAAACTTTTTGTTTGGCAATGTCGTGTTCTGAACTAAGTTTCTTTAAGCTTGATTCCAACTTATCTTGTTCTGAACCAGTTCGTTTAAGTTGCTCTTGTTCTAACTTGAATTCTTTGTTAAGCATTGTGATGTTAGCACTCATATCTTTAATTGCTTTGTTGAATTCTTCGTTAAAAACAGAAAACTTTACTTTTGATTCAGGCTGTTTGGCCATTATCGTTTTCCCCCTTTTCTTTTTGGATTCCTTTTCTTGCTCAGAATGTTTCCAGTTATCCATGGCTATATTATTGCGAGCAATTAAAATAACAGAACTCAAAGGTTGATTCCAAAAAAACTTCTTCAGATATTTTGAGATGGTGTACATAAATACTGTATAAATCTTCCATGCAAGAGATTTCAAATTTAGGGAACCTTTTTACTTCCCCGCTCCTGTTGTTCTCTTTTCAAATGAATCTGCTAAGGTACTTTTCTTCGCTTCTTTTTGAATAATCTCAGAAAAAATTCCCATCGCTTCTTCATAATCAAATTCATATAACTCCATAAAACTTTCATAAGCAAGAAAAGTTGTTGGGTTTGCTTGACGGTATGCAACATAGACTGAGTTAATCGCTGTGAAAATATCCATGTTAATGTCTACATCGCCAGAGCCATTACCACGCATAGTGAGCATATTTAAAAACTCTTTGTTAAGAACTCCCTCATGTTGCAATTTGAATAGCGTTAAAGCGATAATTTTAGTGTCAACTGCAACCACTTCACCATTTAATAATGTAATTTCTTTAGTAGCCATTTGTTATCTCCTCCAATTAAAAGAAGAACCTATCGCTAAATAGGCTCTTACTCTCGTTATTTTTTTCTTCCCAAAACGTTGTGTATTTGCTCCCATCTTTCATTTCAAATAAAACTACATCGCCTACACTTAAATTTTCGAGCTCATATTCTAGCTTGCCGCAATCATTTGTATCAACTGCAATACGCCTTTCATCATTTACTTTGATGTAAATTTTTGAGTTCTGAATAAAAACCCCGATTACGTTTGGTTCAGCAGTAGTAATATTTGTCATCAATGGGTCAGATTTTGGGTACTCATCTAAAATATCTTGATACCTCATAATGTTTTAACCTCTTCCCATTATGCTTTATTAATCGTTATTTTCTTTTTATCAAGTTGTTTGTTGGCAGAATCGTAAGCGATAATATAAGCGCTATCCATTTCAGATGTGATCACTCCTTTTGAATAATACTGATAAGTGGTTTCTGAAAGTACTTTAATTTTCGTAGCAAGCACCGAATTAACTTCAAGCGCAATATTTACAACATCACCAGTGTATGTTCCTGTTACATATGAAGTGTTTAAAGTATAATTGTTAACGGTGATAGAACCGCTTGTGTCCCTTACAGTAACCGTTTTACTTGAAGGGTAGATGCTGCCAACTTTCGTTTCAACAAGAATGACATCACCAACTACACAACTAGATAATGTAAATGTGAACGCCCCTGTAGTAGCATCCGCAGTTACAACTGTTTTTGCTGTGCCATTTTGGGAGATTCTGACTTGTCCGTTTGGATCGGTTACACCGCTAACAACTTTATCTGAAACTGTCACATCATGAACAGATAAGCTAGCTATCTTAGCAGTTATTCTAGCTGGCATACTAGCTACTTTATTGTTCGGGTCTGTTTCGTCTGTCACAGTGACTAGATAATCATGACCTGCAATAATCTTAGCGTTACCAAGTACATAAATTTTCCCTTTCCCGTTTGTGACACTGCCAGTTGCTATATAATTGCCATCCACATCTGAAATAGGTGCTCTCATAACGTTAGGGTCATCGTCTGTATCTAAAAGAATGTAAGTTTCCCCATAGCGATATTCCCCAACAGTAGGCATTTTCATACGTGTTTTTTGTGTAACTTCTGATTTCTCCCCATTTAAAAATCCACTGAAAGCAAATACGGAAGCAGTGTATTTAGTTTTAGGTGTCAGGTTGTTTACAGTTATTTCATTTGTAGAAACATTTGAAATAACACCATTTACCTTGAACACATAGTACCTAGCTAATTCAACTGGCTCCCAAGCAAAAGTAATGCTTGTGGCAGTAAATTCTTTCACGTGGAAGTTACGGGGAGCCTCAGGGTGTTTGTTTTGCCATAATCGGTTCAAATTTAGTCAACCAATCCTCGATTAACTGAGCATCTTCCACTTCATCCACAAATGCTTGATATAGAATTTCTCCATACACATCTGGTTTAGCAGAAAATTCTACCTCAGTTTCAGAAACTTCCTCTCCGCCGTTTTCGATATTTTCAGCATATCCAGAAGTAATAGACGCATTAGGCAGCGCAATCAATTTTGCATTGCCATACATATCAAATACTTTTGCTGTAAATACAAATGGTTTGGCTTGTGAATTTCGACCATACGCATAGACACCAGTTTTTAGTCCGTTGTTATGAAATCCAAACAGATCACGAACAACAAAAGGTGGGATGTGCGCTGAAATTTTTGCAGTCCCTGTGTCTGGCTTGGAAATTTCGTCCGTGACAACACCTTCACATTTTCTTTGAACGACTTTTGGTTCAGCTTCAAACTCATAGCTCCCTACGCACCCAAACTTTGTGCCAGTGCTTTGGGTATTCGTTGCCTTGTCAATAAATTGAATACTTGATTCTTTGATTTCGTAACTAGAAAAATCTTCTACTACATTTACCATTTATAAATCCTCCTATTCATTGATAATGTTATCAACTTCTTTATTTAATTTTTCTAAGATTGGTTTTGTTGCATCTTGCAACCCTTGTTCCATAAACTCATAAGCCGTCTTATTCTTGTTTCCCAAGCCTAAGTTAGGGAACACTAGATATCTAAATTTAGGTTTTGGCTTGATCTCAATAGCTAAATTAGATGGTGTGGCTTTAAAGGGCTTGCTGCCCTTCGCATGTTTCTTACGCACTTTCGATACAGGTAAACGATTGGTAATTTTATCCTCGATGATTTTAACGCCTTCGGTGTGGATTACTCTGTTTAAAGCTTCTTCTGATTTACTTGGAATTTGTGTTAATCGTTCTTTCAAAGCTTCGAATTCAGAGAAATCAAGACCTAGTTTAGCAGCCATCTCGCTTCACCAGATGCTTAAATACGAATGTTTCTGTGTCGTTATATTCATCTGTATCCCCTATCTGTTCTAAAGCAGCATCAGAGTTTTGAAACTTCAATCCTATTTTTTCCATAGCATCCACAATAGCAACTATCAGTTCATCTGTTATTTCGCCCTTACATACATAAATAACAATCCTTTTAATAATTGTAATCTGCGAGCTTTTTTCTGGTCGTTCAAATCCATCTCGATAAAATAGCACATACTCGCTTTCTTCTTCACTTTCGGACATCTCACCATAAAACACTGGCAACTCAGCCACCAGCTCAAGTGTTTGTTTAATATTCTCTTCTGTCAACACTCTTATCACCTGCCTTTTGTAAATACCAAAAAAGACGCGTAGCATCTTTATCTATCGTGATGACATCGTAAATAGAACCATATGCTTTCACTTTTTTACAAGTTCTTGCTTCTTTTCTGAATGGCGTTTTAACTTTCAAATCAAGAATGCTGTCCATGGCTCCACAAACAATTCGATCTTGCTCGCGAATACTCATTTCTTCAAAATGCAAAAAACCAGACGAATTAAATACTTTATCTGTTGCTCTTCTGCCGTTATTTGTACGAATCGTTTGTAACGTTCCATAATTCAAAATACCGTCATTGTAACAATCATGATTAACTTTCTGCACTTTGCTCCGCCTCTTTCGTCATTTCAATGGCTTGCAGTGTTTGTATCTCTGCAATGAAATTTTGTTGAAAATATTCAAAAGAATTATTTCGAATATACCTACAGCAATCAAAGAGCAACTGCCTTGCAGCTTCATTCTCTTCAAACTCAAGCGATGAATGAATAAGGTTTCTTAGAACATTCATCGCCCTTTGAATCAACTTTTTAACACTATCATCTTCATCGCTCCAAGTGATGCGTAAATGTGCCTTTGCTTCTTCGACTAGCGTATTATTCACTTCTTCCTGCACTCGCATCATCTCCCTGTAGTTTTTGGATTAAAGTGTCAGTTTTGGCGTTTTTAGCGTATGAGATACTACGCCCATCTAATTCAGCTTTTAGTTCTTCTCTTGTTAATTTTGAGTACCCCACATTAACTCGCTGGGGTGTCTGTGGGAGTGGGTGTTGGAGTTGTATTGTTAACATTAAATGACACTGTAGTGTCCATATCAGCAATATCAAATACTAGGAAAGATTCATTATCCTTTGGGCGACCTGTAGCATATTGTTTGGCATAGTAAACTGTTTCATCATCTAATAGTTTATATTCTGTTGATGTCTTGACCTCTTGAGTGGAACCAATACCTAAGAAATAGTCTTTTCCAATACCAGCAACTAATTTTCCAGAAGGAACAGCGCTGGATTGAGTAATCTTTGCTGGGATAGGGAGGATTCCTGTTACATAATTGCCACTAGACGTTAACATGACTGTTGCAGGAAATACTTTTTTCCAGTAGTCACTTGGGTTAACAACAAGTAAAACATTATCTACAATGCGTTTTCCTTCGCGCGTTAATGGTTCCATCACTTCGGACGCGAGGGTTAACGGAGATAAGTCACTTAATGCCTTTGGTGTTTTGTAGTCGTGTTCGCCATTCGTCATATTTTCAACGTCACGCAACATGCCAATCGGTTGATCTTTCCCGTTCCCATCAATAATACCTACTTCTAGACCTAGTGCCATGGCTTCAAGAAGTACAGCCCGTACATATCTATCCAACCACTCAGGACCTAAATCAAGCATAGCATTGCAAACTGGAATGTAAGCGTTAAGTTTATACATATCTGTTTTAGTTTTTTCGAATCCGTTGTCTAGAACTTCCTTAATTTCAGCACACAATTTGCCCCACCATGCTGTTTGTACATCGCCTACAGAGATAATCCATTCTGTTGTAGCTGTCGTATTGACGAAATCAATCTCTGATAGTAAAGGATGTTGCTTCTCTAGGTCTTCGAAAACTCGTTCGAAAACTGTGGCTGGCATTAACTGTGTTACACCTGCAAACCCACTTTCATTTATAACCTCATTGTAATAAGTTTTTTTCTTCGCTTGTAAGTGGATTATGACCGCGACTTGCTAATACATTTACATCATTTGTTTCTTGATTAAATGTATCCCTAGCCTCTGCCATAATGCGTTTCATCATTGCATCACTTAACTGAGCGAATGATTCAACTTGCTTTTCTTCATCACCGTTTTTCATCGCGTTGACAAACTCATTACGATATTCATTTTCTTTTTCTTTATGTTCTGCAATTGAAATAATTGGCATTCTTTTTTTCCTCCTAAAAAACGTTATCGACTACTTTTAGCGATAACGTTTAAAATATTTTTTGTTCCTTGCTTTTTATTTAATGGGCTACTTGTTGCTTGTGCGCTATATTTTGCCAAAATATTAGCGACTGTTTCTTCTGAAGCATCATGTTCTTCTGGTTCCTCTGTCTGTCCATCTGGCATTTCTGGCTCCTTTGGTGGTTCTTCAATTGCTTCTGCTACAATATCGCAAAAGCCTAGTGCTTTACATTCATCTGCGTTTAACCACTCTTCGTTAGCAAGTAGCACTTCCAATTCACTTTCTTCGCCAGCAAAACGTGGCATATAACTTGCTTTGACTGCAATATCAATCTTATCTAGCACATCAGCTTCTTTTCGGAGCTTATCCGCGTTTCCAAAAATAAATGTTGCTGCTTTATGGATCATCATCATTGTGTTAGCTGGCATGATAATCTCATCGCCTGCCATAGCGATTAAAGAGGCTCCAGAGCCAGCTAAAGCATCAACGTGTATAATGATTTTGCTGGGATGTCTTTTAAATAGATTGTGAATAGCGATGGATTCAAAAACATCCCCACCGCCAGAATTGATATGAACATGTATCTCATCCGCAGTGATTGTATCAAGCGTTTCTTTAATTCGCTTTGATGAAATTCCATCCCAATAACTACTAATGTAGCCATAAATGTAAATGGAAGCTGTATTATTTTCTACGCTGTTAAAATATTTAAAGTTTTGTTTGATAGAAAAAACATTATTCTTCAACATTTCCACCCCCTTTCAGTGTCTCTTCTTCACTACCTTGTTTTGCGTAGTTTTTCGAAATATGACGCTCATTGTTTTCGGGCAAACCTGTTCTCTCCCTTCCAAGCGCCGCCAAGTTGTCATCTATTGTATTTGTTCCTGTTCTGAAAAGAAGTTCTAAAGAACCAGCAATATCTTTCAAATCAGATACCTTGATTCTTGTTGTGTCTATTTTCATGTAAGTTCTTTCGAGCACAAGCTCTTCTTTGTATAGTTTGCGATTGAACTCGTCTGAAACCATTTCGCAAATTGGGTTTATGCAAAACATTAAAAAAGCATTCATTTGCTCGTTAAGTCCTACTGTATCCCCCTTACCAAGACCAATCGGAAGATGAAAGCTGTTAGCAACCATTTCAAATACATCATCAATCATTTTACGAATGTCTCTTGAATCGGAAGTCTTAGAAGCACTTTGCAATTCTTGAAGCATCTGCCCTTTTTGCAGTGGGTAAACAGCATCGCTATCTGATAAAAACGCACGCAATCGTTCGCTTAATAATTCTTGAAGTTCCTTTTGTTTTT